AAGTAAGTGTCAATCGAACTCTTGCCAGACTCGGTGTAAGGAACAACATCGTTAGTTACTGTACGCTCTTCTCCAATTTTAAGAAAACGCGGCCAGTAATTTGTTGAACGATACGCCCGTAAAGCACGACGATTGATTAAAGCCTTAATCCTACTAAGCTCTAGCGTAGCAAAGACAACCCCGCTTAGTGACTGTATCAAGGAAAGCAGTTCAGCGTAGGTTCTAGTTTGCATCAAATGTTGCCAGCTTTAAGGTGTGATTGTGATTTAAAAAAGTCACGGACAAATTCTCGGTCATCCCAGCATTCGCTCCCGTATTTTTTTGCAAGTAGTAGATACTCGCGTTGTGGGATAGATCCAACTGGCTTACCAGCAATCGACTTAACTTCCCTCATTTTCTTTGCCTCCGCAGCGGCTTCAATCTCCCTGCGATTTTCTAGGCTTTCCATTAGCTTACGCCCAGAGCATAGCTCACGGACTAGTGCTGCGTTGATTTCTTCGTTTGCGAACATAAGAAAAGAGGAGAGGGAGATTTTACCCTCCCTCCCCAATTTGGATTTAGGCTTGATGTTGGGTAAGATCAATAATCTCAAGACCAATCAAGATTTCACCAGCAGTAATACTTGCAACAGCAGAATCTGCTACTTTAATGTAGATTGGTGTAGCTGTAGACGCTGCTCCAACTGGCAATACACCTCCTTTAATGGTGGTATTTCCAGCAGTTTGAACAAATGAAGTACCAGTATTAAATGTTGGAAGACCAACAGTTGCACCATCAACATCAAGTGCGCTGATAAACTCTACTGGAGTAGCGAGAGTTGTGCCAATACCAATAGATAAGGTTGTTGAACCAACAATATCAACAGTATTAGTAACAGCGCAGAGGGTTACAGCACCACCAGCAGGGATTGTTGCGATTTGACGGGTTCCGCCGTTGCCAATGGCAATCAGGTCGGTAGCCGTAAGTCGGATAACATCAGTGTATGGGGAGCGTTCGTTATTAGTAAGTTTAGCCATATTATTATTTCTAGTTAGTTAGGATTATGAGTAAGCGATTTTTCCGTGGGCTTGTGGATGTTTAACGCACAGAGTTCCAGCAACATCAACGAATCCACGTTCTCCACCGCCTTGGTTCTCCAGGCGAGTAGCACCCATAGGAATCAAGGTGTTGAAGCCAAGATACTTAGGATTGAGGACATAACCTACGTTGGTGTTGGTTGTTGGCATACAGCTAGGGTTGCCATTGACAATCTTGATGATACCAAAGTCGGAGTCATACAAATTCACCGACAAGGTGATTGTTTTGCTCGTAGCGTCTTGATTGACGTGGTAGGTAACACCAGCACTTGCAGGTTGGGCGCGGGTAAAGTTGCTGATAAGCTGGCGAAGTGCCACGTTAGCAACAAGGGTCAGGCTGTTCATCTCGCCATTCTTAGCAAAGATCGAGCCGATCATTGTGTTGAACGAACTCTCACTAATAGCTGATGTGATAATCGAGCCAGATGGAGTGAGATATGCAGAAGGAACTGGATTGGTTGCTTGGGCAGTGGATTGAATCCATTTGCCAAGACCACGCATACCGTAAGGAGTGCCAGCACCGTTTTCAACCGTCATCTCGTTGTTTGAGGCGATGGTCGCTTCGATGTCTCGTTTGATCTCACGCATGGACTTAGCTTCTGCTTGAGCCACGTTAGCAGGACCAACACTGGTGACAGCTTGCTGAAGGTTGGACACGATGTAATCGCGACGCATCAGTTGGATGTAGTTGCCAAGGCGAGCGCGGTCAGCAAACTTGTCGCTGAACGATGTCACGTCGGAACCTTCGCTGATGCCCGTGGTAGCGGGAGCGGCAAGGGAATCAACAGTCCATTCAGAGAATGTGGCAGATGATTTACCTTTGCTGCAAAGCGAAAGGATAGGAGTCTCCTCTGGAGCAAGGATGGAAAGCTCGTTGCTTAGATCCTCACGGTTGGAGACAGCGGAACCCGTGCCGGATTTAGCGGCGGGGGCTGATGGCTGATAAGTATTTGAGATAGGCATAGTAGTAGTTGGTAAAAGTTACTTGTATTTAGCGATTCTAGCAGCAACCCATTCCTCTGGACTTCCACTTTTTTCAAAGCGGGTGTAAGCATCAGACACTTTAGCTTTGGCGGATGTCGAGGATTTAGCAGCACCTGCACCAAATGGGGAAGGAGATGGGCTGATTTTCAGCTTATTCCCCACTGCTGGTTGCTTCTTAATTCTCGTTCCCCCATTGATGGAGTTTGAGGCGTGAGCCAAGAGATATTCAATTTGATGGCCAATTTCAGGAACTTGTTTACGTAGCTTTTCGATAAGCGGGTCAGACATTAAATCCTTGAATTGTTTCCCAACAATCGTGGTTTCATCCTTGATGTCTGGGACTTCTTCTTCTGCTGCTGCGATGTATTGACCTTTCAACTGTTCCCAATGAGCAACTTGCATAAGATGCGCTTGCTGAGCAGGTAAGAATTTAGTCAACGCCTCGCGGGAGTTTCGGTTAGCTTTCTTGATTTGCTGCTTGGTGAACTCCCGGTCTCCAACTAAGATTATGTCCTCGGAACGATAATCTTCGTATTCTTCCAGTAGTAAATCCGTTGTTTCAAGGGTCTTCTCAAGTTCTTGATACTTCGTTTTTAAGTCGTCAAACGACTGGATTTCACGAAATGGATTCTCGTCTTGAGGGACTTCCTTGACTTGCGGTTGGGATTGAATCTTTTCCTCCAGGGCTTTCTTCTGAGCGGTTAGCTCGCCAATGCGTTGAAGCAATCGGCTCTTACCCTTTTTGGCTAAAGATTGAATCTGCTCCGTTGTCAACGACAGTAGATCAATTTCACTTTCCTGCTCCTCTTCTTCGGCTTCCTCTTCGGTTTCGGTTTCCTCTGGCTCAACAGGAACTTCTTCCTCCTCGCTTTCAGATTCCAATTCTTCAGATTGGTCCTCCAATTCAGATTCTGGATTACTTTGTCTTGCCGTTCTCTGAGCTACAAGCTCTTCAAATGACATGTTGGACACTGATTCAATAGCTTCAGCGGTAGCTTCTGGATTACTCATAATGGAAACGCCATTTACGCTCGGCGGTGCGTCACGGGTAATTAACACAAAAATTACTATATTGTCAATACTGAATATCAATCAAACGATTGTTTTTTATTCCTGTGCAAACCTAATAGAAAACCCCTAGAGGGTATTCCTCTAGGGGCTTCTACACACAAACAAAACGCTGAAAACAAAACAGCGAGAAAAGAATAGAATAATTTTAAGGAATGTCAATCCTCTTTTCTTAAAAGAATCAATAGTTCATCCAATGTTGAAATGCTTCCAACAATTTTCATAACATCGTTTGTTTCTGAACACTGGCGCAAATCACCAAAGAAACGCTCGCGCTCATCTTGGATGAACTGAATGATTACTTTGAACTCGTCACGACTTGATAGTGCGGCAACGGATTGCTGGATTGTTGGCTTTGGTAGTGGAGTCATATTATTTGCGTTTAGATACACCAGCTTGGCTTAGTGCAATAGCAATAGCTTGTTTACGACTCTTTACGATAGCGGCCTTTTTAGGTCCTTTTGGATCGATTCCAGCATGAAGAATTCCAGATTTATATTCCCCCATTACTTTCCCTATCTTAGCTTGCTTGGCAGCTTTTGTTGTTGGCTTTTTCATAGATTTATTTCATTGATTTGCTTCCTTTGCACTTCCATTTGCGGCGAGATAGATTGTTTGGGGAGTTTTTATCACTGCGCCAATCTCCTTTGATAGCATTCGACCTAGCACAATATGCGTCTCCTTTGCTTGTGCCAGGGCGAATGCGATCACCTCCATCCGCAGCCTTGCCTGCTTGCCCATACTTGATGGTGTTCTTCCGACCAGTGGCAGGGTTAGTAATGACTTTCTTGAATCTCTTCTCCATTACTTTTTCTTTGCGGTTTTAGCTGAGTCGCGAAAGTCCTTTGCGGTGGGAGCTTTCTTGCTGCCAACCTTGTTCATCTTCTCTCCGCTACCTGCTGCGATGCGTTTACGTTTTGCATTGATGTTGCTGTAAAGTCCTTGCTTCATATTACGATTTACGTCCAGATTTAGCTTCCTTCTTTTTCATGGATTTAGACTCCATCTTTTCATGAGCTTTTTTGCTCATTGGCTTTGCTGTTTTACCACTCATCATCTTGCAACTCATTTCTTTTTTCATATATTTATTGTTGATTTATTCCTTGTGTTGTTACCCCACCCATTTGAGCAGGAGCAGTTCCCAACTTGCCAATCTCAGCGTTCTGAGCCTGTTGTAGCTGGAATTGATACTGACTAGCATACTTCTGCAATCGACCAGCAAAAGCCTCGTCAGACTGCGCTCTAGCCGCAACATCGGGCTGCTGCACGTATGCTTGCACCATTTGCATTGCAATCTGTGCTCCGTTTGGTTGTGCAGGAACTTCAATGCCAGCAAAGATTTTCGCAAGGTCATCGGTTACATTTTTTGCTATCTTCTGCTGCGCTTCCTCAACAGGCTGCAATACGTAGTCGGCAAAGATAGGATTGATCGAGGAAGCAGCAAACTCAAGGAGCTTGTTCACATCCATGATTCCATTACGATCCAACTGAACCAACTGAACCATATTCTTCAACTGTGTCTCCGCTGTCTCTGGGTCACTAGACAATGAGTCAAATGATACCATGATTGAGAAATCCTCATCAGGGCTACCCTTGGTCATTACTTGCGGGTTTGGATTGCCAGTCACTTGGAAGAATACTTCATCTGGTCCCATTCGCTGATACAGCTTCCATGCCATTGTAAGAACGTCTTTAACATGGTCAAGAAACTTGCCGATATAATACTGCTGACGTGCCGATGAGAGCGGATTTGTAAGGTCTAATCCTATGGCACGATCAGCTTGTCCACGCATGGAAAGCTCGCTTTCAACAGAGCCGTCATCCCGTGGAGGAATAGGTCCGAAAGCAATTTCACCTAGCCGGCGATATGGAACTCTGCGACCTGGTCCCCAATCAGATGGAGGACGACCAGCAGGGTGCATAATCGGTGGTAAAGTAGCAAGAGATGCGCGGTCAATTCGACTGTCACGCTCGGTCTTGATTTGCATCTGAGGACCGCGTAGAATATCAGAGAACGTCTGAACTTCATACATCCGTTTCTGGTCATTGGCCAAGCGAGTTACCACAAATGGATAATCATCGTATCCATTGAGCAACTCATGCTTGGCGAATCCTTCTGTCTGCGGATGGAACACGGTGCAGTAAATACCCTCGGAACCGTCCTCTTCATCAATCAAACGCTGGTATGCGTAAACAACCATGACAAGATCATTATCATCTGTGATCGGCAAGCGCGTTTGGGTCTTAACTTTCTCGCCATCGAGATACATAGAGTCTTTACCACGCAGGGTTTCGATAGCATTGTCCACCCAATCTCTATCCCATCCTTCATTTGTCACCTTTTTCTCAAGCTCCTGCGCTGTAAGGAATGTTCGCCAGAACATGTATGGTGCGCGTTGTGGGTCTGAAATGTAAGATGGAAACATTACTTCGCCATCGGGAGCGCAAGCATAGACAACCGGGCAGTCAACCGTTTGGCGAGGAAGTGGGATTTCAGCAACTCCCATTTTCCGCAGGTCTTTGATTGCTTTCTTTGCTCTCTTTGTGGAAAGGTCAGGGAAAGAGTCTTGAATCAGATTGAGCAACATGGTGTCGTCTTGTTCGCTGAGAATCAACTCTACAAGGTCTGGTGAGGCTTGCCCAATCTGCTCAAGGCTAATACTTTGCAGGTAAGAACGCTTTTCGCGGTTCCAACCAACGTAGGAAACCATGATTCCTTTCTCCATTAGGTAGTTGCCACCAAGCTCCATCTGACGCTTAAAGTCAGGAATGTAAGATGAGCGCATCCACTTAAGGAATCCAGAAACAACCGCAGCTTTAGGCATTGCTGCCATCGAGGTTGGAAATGCTTTGATATGGGAGCGTGCTAACGCTTGGTCAAACAGAGCAACATACATGTCAATGCGCTCACCAACCACGTTTACCTCTTGGTCAGATGCACCTTGCCACGGAAAAGCATTAGCTCCGTTTTTGCGTAGGTCATCAGATTTTCCATCCCAAATGTTTCGACGATCATTGTATGAGCGCAAACATGACTCAAAATAATAATCCAAATCAATTAGGCAAGTATCGTAAGCATCTGATAATGCCCCAATATCAGGCTTTTTGTCCACGTAAACAAGGGACTCATCTTCTATTTGTTGAATTGGATTCATGGCATATATTGGTAATAATCACCAAGGTCGGAATTGACTAGAATAACATCAACTTCTTTTCCTAGCAAGCGTTTTGACATTTGTGCTGGAACTTTTACGTTTACACTAAATCCTTCAATTCTTCCTTTCACCCATGTCGGATTGTTGCAAGTGCCTACAATCAACGCTTTTAATGAAGATTCTAGGATATTTGGAATTTCTTGGATTTCAGTTTGAACAACCTTTGCTGGCCGTCCTCGTTTTTTAGGTTCTTTTTTTGCGCTCATATTAGTAACCTCCTCCGCCCTGAGTTGTAACCAAACTTACAGAATTGTCAACATGATCTATTCCTGCAATGGCCGCGTAACGTAAAACGTCGATAACATCCTTCCAT